ACCTTGGTTTTATTTCTACTGGAGGCTTTATAATGATTGAAAAAATTAATTCTACAAGTGGGCTATATGAAAATGAAGTAATTCAATATACAACATATAATTCTGGTACAAAAACTTTATCAGGTTTAGTTCGAGGAACTAATTCCCCATTTAGAGGAGAAACTCCTGCTAACACTATTGCAAGTGCTCACAGTTCAGGAGCCAATATTTTTGGAACAAGAAATGTTGTTTCTTTAAATACCACAACTTCTCCAAGTGGAAGTCAGCCCCCAACAATTACTAATCAAAACGGTTATAATTTACCTGCTACAAGTCCAGGTACTTTTTTAATAGATGTGTATGGACCTGGTGGAGGAAATGGTTGCCTTGCTGGTCCTTTAAATGTTAATATAACGGACGGGAGAAGTTAATGACATACGCAGAATTAAAACAAAAAATTATAGACTACACAGAAGTATCTAGTAATGTTTTTACAGATACTATTTTAAATGGTTTTATTGAAGATGCTGAACTTAGAATTTTAAGAGAAGTAGATTCTGATAACAATAGAAGATATGATACAGCAAAATTAGTTGTTAATACTAGATTTATAGATACTCCTGAAAATTTGTTAGTAGTAAGATCGGCTCAAATTGTAGACTCAGATGGAACAGCTTTAGCTGACAATAGAGATTTTCTTCAATACAGAGACACTAATTTTATGGCAGAATTTAATCCTAAAGGTGAAACTGGAGTGCCAAAATATTACAGTTACTGGGATGAAAAAACTTTGGTATTTGCTCCAACTCCAGATGCGACCTATACAATTCAAGTAAATTATATCTTGAAAACTGCTGGATTATCGTCTACAAATACTACTACATATCTAAGTCAAAAATTTCCCAACGGCTTATTGTATGCTTGCCTAGTCGAGGCTTATGGATTTTTAAAAGGACCCGTTGACATGCTCACGTTATATGATAAAAAATACACTGAAGCAGTCAAAGGATTCTCAATAGAACAAATGGGAAGACGGAGACGAGATGAATACCAAGCAGGTGTTCCTCGAATAGGAAAACAATAAGGAGATAAACTATGGCCATAACACAAGCAATTTGTAATTCATTTAAAAAAGAACTTTTAGATGGAGCAATGAGTTTTAAACAAACTGGTGGTGATACTTACAAGCTAGCTCTTTACATTTCAACAGCAACTCTAAATTCTGCAACTACTAACTACCCCGGTGATAGCACAGGTGGTCAAGTAGCTAACACTGGCCAATATACTCAAGGTGGAGGAGCCCTAGTTAACTTAGGAACTTCTATATCTGCAGGTGTAGCAAGATGTGATTTCAATGATAGATCTTTTACAGGTGTAACACTGACTGCAAGAGGTGCTTTAATTTATAACACAACAGCAGGATCAGGGTCTGGTACTACTGATGCGGTTTGTGTTTTAAATTTTGGAGCAGATAAAACAGCTACGTCAGGTACTTTCACAATTCAGTTTCCAGCGCCAACATCAACAGCAGCGATACTAAGAATATCGGGCTAGTAGGAGGTAGGCTCCTATGGCAAATAAAACTTATACGGTTACCGTAGCAAGTGGCGATCTTTACGGAGGCGGCACAGGTAATGTATTTTATTTAGATGGAGCTAGGAATGCAACAGGACCAGGCACAATTGACTGGGTTGCAGATGCTACTTTGCGTTTTGAACAAAGTGCAAGTTCTAATGATAATCACCCTTTAATATTTTCTACTACCACTAGCAAAGACCAATACTTAACTTCTGGTGTAACTTACTATTTAGATGGAGCTGTTAGTTATGCTCAATACACAAACACAACTACTTTTAATGCAGCGACTACTCGTTACGTAGAAGTAACACCTTCTTCTTTTACAGATTTTTATTATTTATGTTATGTCCATGGAATAGGTATGGGTGGTATCATGGATATGGTTGTTAGTTCATGGGGAGCTCATTCTTATAATCAAGGTGCTTGGAATCAAAATCAAGACTTAACCATTGTTGTTAGCAACCCTAACAATGTTCCTTGGGGTGGTGATAAATGGGGATTTGGTGATTGGAATAATGGTGAAGCTCTATCCATGTCACTTAACAATGACGGTGTTATTGTTACAGGTGAAGTAAATGTAGGTTGGGGTTCAGATACTTGGGGAACAGAAACTTGGGGAGAATCAGGTAATGTACATCAAGTAACAGGTCTTGCTATGACTGCTGCAGAAGGCGCTAGTGGTATTTCTATAAATGGAGATTCAAGTTTAATACCTACAGGAAATTCAGCTACAATAACTACAGGCACAGTAGAGGCATTCTCTGCATTTGTTGCAGAACCTAGTGGCCTTCCAATGGTTGCTCAATTAAACTTTAATCCAGCTTTTGCACAACCAGGTGGAATATCCATGTCCGTTAATTTAGGAACAGTTAATGCTGATAATATTACTATCGCAGAAGTGTCAGCTAAATCTGCTTCGACGTGGGGTAATTCTAGTTGGGGATTTGGAGTGTATGGCAATCAACCAGTAAACACTCTTGTAATGGCAATGTCAGAAAATTTCTCAGGTGTTGACCCTGCACCAGATGCAACACTTACTGGTCAAGCAATGGCTATGTTCTTGTCTAACGTAGAAGTTCATGGAGACGCTAATACTTCAGCGGGAGATACTACAATGTCGTGGGGTGATGCTACTTGGGGTAATTCAAGATGGGGTAATGGTATCTTTAATGCGGACCCTAATTATGGTCAAACAATGACTATGACATTAGGTCAAGAGACTGTTGATTTAAATACACCAATAGATGTAACTGGAATTGCTTTAACTGCAAATTTAGGAACGGTTACAACTACTCAAGAAACTAGAATATTTCCTTCAGGAAATGCCTTGACTTTTGCATTAGGGACAGCTACAAATGTATTGATTTGGAATGAAGTCGATACTGGCACAGCACCAGTTGATCCTCCAGGATGGCAAGAAGTCAATACAAACGCTGCATAATTATAGTTTGACACTATAACAAAATTTTAATAAATTAAGTAAATCGGAGTATAAAAATATGGCGAACTCAACATCAACAAGTTTAAAACTTACAGTTCAAGCTACTGGAGAAAATTCAGGAACTTGGGGACAAATTACAAACACAAACTTATTAATTCTAGAACAAGCAATCGGTGGTTATCAAACAGTCGGTATTACATCTGGTGCAACTTTAACTTTTACAAATGGTGCAATATCTAATGGTAAAAATAAAGTATTAAAATTAATTGGTACAATTGGTGGAGCAGTTAACGTTGTTGTTCCAGACTCGGTTGAAAAAACTTACATTATTGATAATGCTACTTCAGGTTCTCACACTGTAACTGTTAAAACTAGTTCAGGAACTGGAGTAACTTGGGCAGCAACAGACAAAGGAACTAAAGCAGTCTACTCTGATGGTACTAATGTTGTTGATACGGCTTTTACAGAATTATCTTCAGATTATTCACCACAACTTTCAGCTAATTTAGATACAAATGCACAAAATATTATTATTGATAATACTAAAGGCATTATAGACGAAAACTCTAATGAGCAAATTAAATTTACAACAACTGGATCAGCTGTTAATGAATTTACAATAGCAAATGCAGGAACAGGTAATGCACCATCACTATCTGCAACAGGCGGTGACGCTAGTATAGATTTAAATATTACGCCAAAAGGAAATGGAAGAGCAACTTTCAATGGTCAAGGTAAAATTCAAAGTGTTGCTGAAAAAGTTACAAATGCTGCAATTGCAGCTACTGGTACAGTTGCTTACGATGTTCTTACTCAAGCTGTATTAAATTATACTACAGATGCGGGAGCTAACTGGACTTTAAATGTTAGAGGAGATGGATCTACTTCATTAGACTCAATTATGGACACAGGTGAGTCTGTAACTATTGCCCACATTGTAAAACAAGGTTCAACACCTTATTATAATTCAGCATTTCAAATTGATGGGTCAAGTGTTACTCCAGAATATCAAGGTGGATCAGCACCTACTGCTGGTAACGCAAGTTCATTAGATGTTTATACATATACAATTATTAAAACTGGTTCATCTACATTTACAGTGTTAGCTGCACAAACACAGTTTGCGTAATAAATTAGGAGGAGAAAGATTATGCCAATATTAGGTTCACGAGGAGCAGGAGCAGCCTCAGCGTTTGGATTAACATCAGGTGGTCTTGCACTTGATGTAGATTATTTATTAGTTGCTGGAGGCGGCGGCGGAGGAAGTACTCCAGGAGGAGGAGCCGGAGGCGGAGGCTTTCGAACTTCATTTCCAGGAGGAACAAAAGTAACTTTAACAGAACCAGTCACAACAATTACAGTCGGAGCTGGAGGAGCTGGAGGAGCTGCAACTGGATCTCCGGCACCAAGCGTAGCTACCAATAGAGGAGAAAATTCTTCGATTGGTGGAGTTTTTTCATCTACAGGTGGAGGATCCGGAGGAAATAGAAATTCCTCAAGTTTTCCGGACATAGCTGACGATCCTACAAGCGGAGGTTCTTCTGGAGGAACACCTCACAGAGGAAGCACTACAGGCCAAGCTAATGTAGGTGGATATTCTCCACCAGAAGGTAATGTAGGAGGAGCATCAGGGGACGGTAATTTCCAAGGATCTGGAGGCGGAGGAGCTGGCCAAGCCGGACAAGGAGCGTCTGGAGGTAGTTCTGGACCAAGAGGAAATGGTGGCAATGGATCAGCAACAAGTATTACAGGATCTTCTCAAACTCATGCTGGAGGTGGCGGAGGCGGAGGATATATTTCTGCAGGTGGAGGATCAGGTGGATCCGGTGGTGGAGGAGATGGAACAAACCCACAATCTGGAGCAGGACAAAATGGATCTAATGGAAATGGCGGAGGCGGCGGAGGATCCGGTTATCAGCCTGGCGGCAATGCAGATGGAGGAAATGGTGGCTCTGGAAGGGTAGTAATAAGAATTGCTGCTGCAGATGCACCTGGAACTTTAGCGGTAGCACCTGGAACAAATTCATTAACAACAGACAGCCCAACTGGAGACAAAATAGCTAACTTTACTGTAGATGGGACATTAACTTTATAATATGGCACACTTTGCAAAATTAGATGAGAATAATACAGTTTTAAGAATTTACAAAATTGGTAATGATGTTTCTGAGACTGAACAAGATGGTATCAACGAGTGTGTAAAATTACACGGAGATGGAACTTACAAACAATGTTCTTATAATACTAGACAAGGAATACATTGGGATTATAGTAATTTAAATCAAGGAGAGCCATCAGCAGATCAAACAAAGTCATTTAGAAAAAATTATCCAAGCAAAGGATGGATTTACAACTCAGAAATAGATGGTTTTATATCACCACAAAATTTTCCAAGTTGGACTTTAAATACAGATAAAGGCATATGGGAAGCTCCCGTAGCAGAACCAGTTCAAACAGACCCACCTACTATTTACATTTGGGATGAAGACTCTCAGTCTTGGATCTTTTAATACTTGATTTTTACATTTAAAAGTATATAAGTTTTCTTCATAAAGGAAGAAGACATGGACATTTTTAAGTATACCTAT